GCTGAACTCTTTGCGACCCAACCGTCTTGAGAGTCCTGAAGCGGTGTTCCATCATTAGGGTTGATAGCTCTAATGCTAGACTTTTGATCTGCAGGCTGGTTAACAAAAGAATACTCTTTAAAAGAAATATCTTGCATGTCAGTAAAAGCAAGTTTGCCCTTGTAGACTTGACCTCTCTTATACTTAGAGACTGCTGGTCTTCCGCTCTCTGTCTCTTTTGCAAGATCATCTCCAGAGATTGAACATACTGCTTTGCCGGCTCTACCGCCAACTGAACCTGTTAAGTATCTTTTGTCAAGAACTTTTTGAATAGCTAACGGATCTGTTATTGCAATCTGCAAACGAACGAAAGAGCTACCATCAGCTTCTTTGTCCATCCTGGCTGCCATTACTCGGCCCATTGGCTCTGAGTTTAAATCGTGGTTTAATATAATTGGCTTTGGATATGGCTCAACCCATGACTGCAAAGCTTTTTCTAACTCAATTGCTGAGTAGTTATTATAGTTTCCGTGTAAGACCTTCGTGAATAGCAGCGACTTCTATAATTAGTCCCTGATTGGAGGCAACTGACTCTCCGAAGTTAAAATCTGTTTTAGAAAAATCTGGCAGTACGACTGTGAAATTTTCTGTGAAATCAAATGCCATTAACATCTCCATGCTGATATGGTTTTTTCTCGTTGTTATTAATAGTAAGTTCCTTTTATACCATTAAACAATTTTATATAAAGATATCATATTTTTATATGGTTTTCAAATAAAATAGATTCTCTTGAATCACCTGATTTTGCCAGGTGTTGCAACATCTCTTCGTGCATGACATGCAGAGCATAAATATACGATGCACTGTACAGGTCAAGCCCTTTTTTCTTAGCTTCTAGACTCCATCCAAGATCTTCACCCTGTGAGTGAACTGCATAATCTATTGATTCATATGCTTTTTTGGACATCATTTTTGCTGCCATAATTACGTCAGATTTAAAATAACTTCCAAGTGGATAGTCTCTTCTACGATAAGCTCTTCCATCTTCTTCTTCAGACCAAGTCATTACACTTGGGTAATCTACTCCAACTGGAGTCATAAACATCAATGGACTGACTGCGTCTGCCCCTTCTTTTATGTGATTAATTAGAAGTTCTATCGTTGCAGGATTTTTTAATATTATATCAGAATCAAGACTAAAATAATATTCAGGCTTAACTTCTCTCACTCTTTCTAGAATGTGATTTCTTAGCGATACCATATTGTAGTACTTTGACATTGTCCACTGTCTTGAGTTTTTTTGATGCTCAAAATGCGGTATGTCAGATCTTTCATGTACTTCAAAAAATGGAATCTCTGGATGTTGATTACGCCATGCTGATAATATATTTTTTATGTTAAGATCGTCTGGCGATGTTTCAAATATAAAACCTATCTCATCTAAGGGGATAGATTGTCTCTCTAGAGCTGAAGCCCATAGCGGAAATATCCAATCTCTTTTATATATTGGACAGCCTATTAATAACTTCATCTTATTCTGAAACTGTTGTCACTTCTTCTTTTGAAGCACTAGCTTTAGCTGCAGGCTTCTTAGCCTCTTGAACCTCTACTGGCTTAATCTCTTCTACTTTTTTTTCAACTTCCACAACAGCAGGAGCAACAACTTCTTCGTCATCATCTTGCATCATTGCACTAAAAATGTCTGCAAAAGTATCTATGATATTTACCAAGATTTCAAGAGCAAGGCGTGTTTGCCCGTTGTTAACTGCAATTCTAAATCCGTCGATTGCATTTTCTTCTTGAAGATATCTTTTTGACTCTTCGGATTCAATTATTAAACTCATTGCTTATCCTCGTTGATTGTGGTTTGTTGTCTTTCGACTTTAGTGTCTTCAATTAATTTATCGACTACAACTATATTATACTGTTCTTCCAGCAAATTTTCAACTAATCCAAGCCATGCATTATCTGATCTTTTAATGTTTGGAGAAGTTCTTCTACCCGACTGGTTTTGAGGTCTCATTACATTTCCAGCACCTCTTCTCGAAGAAGTCGGATTAGACTGTCCCTTTGGAGCAGACTGTTGCTTATCTCCGTCTTTGGCGACGTCAACTGGTTGTTGATCTTGATTTACTTTTGCTAGTTTTATTTGAGCTTTGGATTGAATTTCTGATTGAGCTTTAGCAATATCAATCTGCACTTTGCCTTGAATTGAATTATATAAATCGTCCAATTCAACTTCTGGATCAATATTTAATTGAGTTCTAGCTTCCGTTAATGTGATTAAAGAGCTAACATATTTTTGTATTATATGTGTTTCTTTTTTAACCTGTGTGTCAACGTCAATCTCGTTAAACTTAAAGAAACATCTGTCGGAAACACCAGACTCGTATGGATTAACTAGTGGATCAAACCCGCCTTCAAACAAAAGTTCGTTTAAGATATGGACTCTTACCATTTCCGAAAACTGCTTTTGGAACTGCTTAATCTTGTCGTAGAGAGCTGTGTCCAGTCTTTCTGACATAGACCTATTTCCGCCACCCATGCTCATTCCAAGGTGATGAGGAGCAACTCCAAGGCCTATAGCAACTCTTTCCTTGAAGTGATCAATGTAGGAAGATGCATCCAGTGATGCACCGTTTGCTCCTATGACATCAACGTTATGTCTGAACGGAAGAATCAATCCGCCTTCAGCTCTAAGGTTTTCAATTTCAAAAGCAGCTTGATCAATTTCTTCTGGCTCTGCTGGCTGATCTGCTGTACCAATAGTGTATTTGTATAGAGGGAATAATTCTCTATGAACAAGGTTTTGAATATCTTCTTCTATCTGACGAAGCGCAACAACGTCATCTAAAACGTTTGAAAGGAAAGGAGTGCCAAAAGCTCTTCCTGGCTTTCTCTCAAAAAACAAATGTATAACTCTATCTGCACTCCATACAGGGTCTGTGTCTGATGGGGCATAAGTTAGGGGATTTGTTTCCTGCATGTATTGCTTAGGCTTATTGAATTTATCCCTAAGTATTCTTGTCTGCTCAGTTGGTATGAGGTAATATCCAACCACTGGTTGAGATCCGCTAATTGGCGTAAGGCTTGCAGGAAAGTACTCAGAAAGATCTGCTCTAGCCTTAACAATAAAGACGTTAGCAAACTTAAACAGTTGATCTGACAAATCAACAAGGAAGTCCAAGAATGGACGCTTCATAGCCATTTCCATGTAGTCTATTCTCTGATATAGGTACGCAACAGCTTCTGGATTTTCTCCAACTATTTGCCAACCCTCTTTCCAGAATAGGTCTTTATACTTTGCCATTGCCTGCTTGACATAAGAGTCAGTGTCTATAGCCTGTATAATTCTTTCAAAGTTATATGGCGATGGTTCAAAGTCACTTCTACCAGTGTAGTAGTAGTTTGAGCCTCTATAGCCCAAAGCAAGAGCAGCTACACGCATACTCTTGTTAAGGCCAGTTATTTGAGATGGACTAAACTGTGCTGCAGCAAAGTCTAGCTCTTCGACTTGGTTATTTGAAAAAGGTAAATACTTACTTAGGGCCATAGCGGTTTTGTACTCCAGGAATAGGTTTTATCACTGTATAGTACAGTTTATGTTGATTTATTTTCAGCTTTGAATGCCGGCCTCTTCAAAGGTCTTCTTAAGGATGATCTGCTTTACGGCTTCAATCCAAAAAATTGTCTCTGGCTCTGAGAAATCGCTCTTGTAAGCGAGGTTCTGATTGCTAATTTCAATGACAACTTGAAACTTCTTTGTCTCTGCGTCGACATCTACTTCTGGGGTTACTACTTCTGGGGTTACTTTTTCTTTTGACATTATTTTACTTTCTTTACTGTTTCTGCTGGAAGCTCAAAATCATCTTTTACGGATGCGGTTTGAAGCTGTTGAATTTGTAGTGACAATTGTTTAACAGTGGCTTCTTTTACCACTAGCTCAGTTATCAACTGAGAAACTTTTTCTTGAAATGTTTGAATAATTAGATTTACATCTAAGTTAGACTCTTGCATTATTTCTCCTAATATAGAAATTACTTGTAGAGTATATCACTTGCTTTACTGTGCTGCAAGTTGTGCTTCTAGAAATTCAACTCTTTCAATTAAATTTTTTACTGCAGATAGGGTTATCGACGGCAAAGCTGTTTCTTTGTAAAATCTAAGAGGAAAATCATTAAACATTTCTTCAGTTACATTTGGCCAAGCTTCTTGAAACTCTGGAGTCATTTTGTATGTGGCTAAGTGCGGTTGAGATTCTTCAATTTCTTCTGCAATAAATCCATATCTAATATCTAATGCTTTTAAAGCTACTGCTAAGGGCGAATCTTCCTCTCTTGGTTTCCACGTAAACTTTCTTGGTCTTAAGCTTTTCACAATACTTATTGCTTCTTGTGGCGTTACATCTTCAATATTATTTTTTGCTTCTCTAAGAGATTCTGGGTCTCCAAGATACTGAAGTCCATTGATGACGTCTATTCTTGCAGTTGGTCCATCTCCTGTTCCAAAGTTTTTGCTAAAAAGAGTTCTTGTCTCCTGCTGGCCAGCAGGCAGGTTTTGATTATTTCCTCCACCAGTAGTAGGCGCATTTGGACCATAGTTCTCCAAAATTATATCTCCAGCAACAGTAACTGCATCTTGTGTTCTCTGTGTCTGAGTATTACCTAAAAGTCCTATCTGTCCAGTAGCAGAGCTAAACCTTAAGTGCTGAGTAGATTGTGTGGTTTCAACGTTAACATGCTGACGAGTCCCGTTAATCGGATAACTTATTTCTAAATATCTGGCAGAACTTCCTAGCCTTAATTTATATTGAGAACTTTCTGTTGTTGTTGTTCCTACTGCAGAGAAAACGCTCATTGACCCAATGCTTGCTGGTGCTCCGGCATTACCATCAGAACGAATAATTAAACCTCCGGTCGCCTGCTCCCGAACCTGTTGCATGTATATTGTTTGCGAAAAGATTACCTGAAGTATCAACCTTGAATGTAGGACTGACTGCTGCGTTTTGTATTGTTGGACCAGTGATTGTTGACCCAGTAACCGTTCCACTAAATGTTGCATTTCCTGCAGCATCAACACTAAAATTTCCAAAATTAATTGCACCCGTTGTAAGATTGATAGTTCTTGTGTTGCCAGCGCTGGCTATTATACCTGTGGAAATCTTATCTCCAGTAATAGTCGTTACACCTGAACCGCCAATATTTCCTGCAACATTTGCGCCAGTTATCAAATTGCTTGCCGTGTTGGATCCTATAGTTACAGTGCCATCAATCGTCAAAGTTCCGCCACCTACAGAGCTGTCATAAAGTAACTTACTGCCTATGGAAAATTTATTTGCTCCTGCATTAGAACCTGCAAAAAATATTGAACTTCCATAACCGCCTGATCCAAATTGGATACTGTTAGTACCTATAGTTAATCCACCAGCGGTTGAGTCACTTATAGTTGCACTGGTTGTAATTGCTCCAGTAACAGTAAGGTTACCATTGTCGACTTTTATAAAATTAGTATTGTTTCCAACCTTGAATAAAGCTTTTGGAACTCCGCTAACTGGAGTTCCACCAGTTGGATCAAAGGAAAGCTGATTGTCATCATCTCCTACAACGAATTGTGAACTACCTGCACTGTTTGTAGAGTTTCTTGCCCATCTATTATTTGCATTTATAAAGATAGAGTTAGCAGACAGGTTATCTCTGATTGCAGCTGATCCAAATTCTGCAGTACCATCTCCTCTAATAATCCAACCAGATGTTCCGCTTGTCCATACTCCTGTAGTTGGGTTGTAGCTTCCATTGTAATCAGAAGATCTTATAATGGCTGTTGTTGCTGGTGGAGTTATTGTGGTTTGCGCACCTGATTGAGTCAAAACTATTTCATGTGCACCGATTGTTCCAGCTGTTATCTTTGCAGCAGTCAGATCTTGAATAAATTGACTTTCAATTAATTGCGTAGTTGCAGAGGCAGAAGCAGAAGAAAAAGCTCCTGCATTTCCTGCAGTATTTACAGCTCTTACCTTGGCCTTGTACGAAACAAGTGTTGGCGAAGCTCCTGTTAAAGTTGTATTGTCAAGGTCAGAAATAACAACCAGATTAGACATTGTTATTCCAGAAACCATAGCTCCGTCTACTGTAGATGCTCTTGATTTAAGGGCTGTTTCAGTAACATCACTTGCTAGATATATCTTATATTCATAATAATCAAGATCAACCATTGACGCATGATTAAACCTGAGCATTGCAGACTTAAAGTTGGCTGCTAACAAAACACCAGTAATGCTAGATGGGCTCGAAACAACGCCTGGAGTCTGAACTCTTATTGTATCTGGAATAGCATCGATAGCAGATATCTCTGTATTCTTTGGCTTTAAACTAAATAGATAATTAGTTGCTGGTTTTAATCCAGTTATAGTTTTTTTAATTGTTGCCATTTAAGTTATTGTCCCTGTTGTGCTAAAAATTATTCCTTCGTATATTTCTTCATCTTCTAGTTCTAAATTATAGTTTTTATTAAAAGAATATTGATTAATCTTAAAATCTTTATCAGAAGAGTTAATATTTTTTTTGTCTAATATTTCTATTTCAAAAGAAAATGATCCATACAAGTCTTCGTAAGAGGTTAATATATCTAAAGTTCTAATGTCAATAGAGAATATTACTTCATCTTCAAGAGCAGTAGAATTATATAGGTCAACCTCTTGTGATTTAATTTCCATTTGACCAGTAGTAGTCAAGGATGTTTTATTAATCTTTATAGATATTATTCCAGAGCTAGGAGTTTTTTGTCCATTAATTTTTAAGAGTGGACCACTAAAAGATCCAAGAACTCTATTTCCAGGAGTGTTGCTTTTTTGGCTTTGCCAAGAACCATCTCCAGGAATAAACGAAACTGCAGAGATTCTAGAGTTAGTACTATCTGCTTTTACTACATTAGAATAATAGTTAACAGCGTTTGCCCCTTGTGCTATAAAGTTTTCACCAGCAGGATTAGCAGTTTGATAATACGAACCATCTGTTAACTGCATATACTGGACGTTATCATTATGATAATAAACATAATAATTGCCAGCAGGAACTGATCCTGAAGATGCTTCAGCCAAAGCTTTAAAGCATAGGTTTGTATCAGAATCTATAATGCTATAAGTTAATCTATTTGTTGTATCGGTTTCGTAAACAACTGCATAAGAGTCGTCATCAAATCCAACATCTATTGATCCGTCTTGCTTTTTAGAATAAACTCTACCTATATTGACGTCTTCCATTGAGACATAAATCCAGTCTCCAACTTTTAAATTTTCTGATGCAGCACTAAAGGCAATCTTTCTTCTTACGGCTGGATAAGCAATAGCTGGAGGCGTTGCGTTTGAAGTATAGTTAAACCATGCCATTATTAAATCTCTTTATAAAGTATCTCAAACTCATAAGAGTTTGCACTGTCGTCATTAATTTCAATCTCAAAAGAAGCCTCATACTGGACGTTGCCACCTATTAATAATACCTCATTAAGGCCTGTTAAAACTAGATTCTGATAAGGTTTAGTAAGGACTGAATCATAGTATGCATTTCTTGCAGATTCGTAGTCAATTGCGTCAGCAGGAATTGCAAGACTTCCATCGGTACCATCGTGTTTGTGAACAGCAAGATCTATACCTCCTATTGTTACTCCAGACACTATGTCTATATTGCCTTCTATGGTTCCACCGTCTGACCTAAGATATTGGGAATGAGGATTGCCGTCTAAATCATCTAGGTCATTATGAGAAGACCTAAGGCTTGCTCTACTAC